GTCGGCCCCGATCTCCTCCAGAATAGCTTCATCCGACATCCGGGCCACGGTTCCGTCGCCCCCCGTTCGACGATCGAGGTTTTCACGGTAACGGGGAATGGCGTCTTCCTGAAGGTCATCCAACAGATATTCTTGGAATTGTTTATATGCTTTGAGGTCTTCGCTCCGCATTCTGTGCAGGAGTTCATGCCCGAGGACGAAGAGATAAGGCTTTTCTCTCTCCGCGCTCCCCTCCATGAACACCACATGCTCAATGGTCGGAACAGACGCGCCGCGGATGCCTGTCTGAACGGACGAACTATCCTTGAAAATGACGACATCCTGTCCGAAAACACCCCCGATCTCTTTCAGCCGGAGCGAGGTTTCGCTGTCCTTCCGTACTGGGATAAATCTGAGGCTCTCCTCATCCACACCGAGTTCGGACGCCGTATGTCTCTTGAACTCGTTCAGTACGAGTTGTTCGTAAGCCTTCTTTCGTTCCTGCGGGTTCAATCCGTGCGCCCATGCCTCGGCTTCAGGAGAAACCCCGCCCTGCTGACGTTCTATGGCCCGAAGCAGCTTCCGCTCTATTCCTTTCCGCCCATTTTTCTCAAACGACGTATTTTTCGTTCCTTTGCTTCCTCCGGATACATCGCGTCCCACTTCTGGCAATCCTCGAAATGCTGGCTCATCTCCTCGTCCAGAAGCAGATCTTCCCGAGTCAGGAATCGTAGGAATCTGGTTGAAGGACACATTCTGGCCCCGCCCTTCTCCGGGAACCTCGACAGATCCCGCGGTTCGTTGAACAGCGGCTCCAAGTCCGGCCTCTCTGCCATCAACTCCAGGTAAAGCCGTATCCAGATCAGGTCTATTTCCCAAATCCCCATGGTATCGTCCGGATCCTCTTGCAGCCGCAGCCAGTTCTCCCGAATTCCCCGCCGCGTCGACGGGTACAGACTCCGAAAGAAGCTCTCCAGTTCCAGCCCCGGGCGTTCCTTGCTGTAGACCGCCATGTGTTACCTCCAGTCCGGTTTGCCCGGACATCGCCATATCGCCGGATACGGGCAAAGGAGTTTCCCGCAGGACTTCCGGTGACGCCTCCGGTACTTCGGAGACAAGGTTGTCTCCCGGCACTGTCTCTGCGCCGAGAGGGATACCAAACAACTCCCTGATTTCCCCTTCTCTGGCAAGCGGAAAACGCCATCCCCCAACCTTGCGGTCCAGCCGTCCTCCCGCCGCCTTGATTGCCTCCTCGAAAGGCCCGGTGTCGCCGTGCAGCATGAAGGATTTGTCGTTGATGCGCGTAAGTTGCAACGGAGTAGATTCGCCGTCGGTCTGCACGGCAACGGGTTGAGGAGACTCCGGTGCGACGGGCGATTTGTCCTGCCCCAAGGGAAGCCCCCGTGGAGCTTCGCTCAGCGCTTTGGGCGCACCCGGGACTACGGAATACTCGACGTCATAGACCTGATCCGCCAGCAACGGCGGCATGTCGGAACGCATCCCCGCCGCGATGGGGCCAAAGGCGTCCGGCTGCACGATGCCATTCGCGGACACGGCACGCCCGCCCGGCGTAACGGCGAAGTCGGGCGCGGCGGGCGCAGCGGAAAGGCCAAGCGGTCCGCCGAGGATGGCCTCCATCCCCATCTGCAAGGGAGACGCGGGTTGCAGACGCTGCGCCGGAATGGACTGTTCCTGTACAGAACGGGCAACGTCATCCATATAGGCCGGATTCTCTTCACGCCCGGCCCACCACGAGGGATCCGTCTGTGGCATGTCGGGAATGGAGGACGGCTCATGCTCCTTGACCCACTCGGAGAGCTCATCCAATCCATCGTCAAAGGATGAAGCCTGTGCGGAATCCTCCTGTTGGGAAACACCATGCTCACCTACAGGTGAGGCCGCCTGTAGCTCGGGGGGAAAGACGGGCTGCTGTAACTGCTTTCCTTTCAACTTGTTATGGGCAACATCCAGCCCCTTCTTTCCCACACCAAAGAGGGTCGTCTGAACAACCGTCGCGGGCGCCACCTCCTTAAAAGCCTCAACCATGCCGGGAGCCTTGTCACGCAACCCTATTTCGGCTTCAACCGCACCCTGCCCCATTTGCGTGACGGTCTCAGTGGCGAGTTCTTCACCGTATAGGCCCGCAACGGTTTTGATGGCGTCTTTGATGCCCCCGGCAAATTTGGCGCCGAGAGGCTTGAGAAGTTTTCCCATCAACAGGTTGCTGATGGCTTCCGGCCCGGCTTCCCACCAACCATACTCGCTGGCCTTGTCAGCAAAGGCCGTGTTCACACGCGACCATTCTTCAGCGTTTGGCTCACGGCCTAACGCTTCCGCCGTCACGCCATACAAAGTCCGCTCAAACTGCGCCACGCTTGCACGCTGCGCTACCGTTGCGGATGCGGCCATACTCGCGCCGCCCGCCACAAAAGGATTTCCCGTAAGCCCACCCGCAGCCCCACCAGCAAGACTGGCCCCCATCGTCGTCAGGCTATACGGAACGGACGCCATAGCGTCAGTGACGCCATCGAAGGTCTTCCCCTCGTATTTTTGGCGGTATTCCTGCAATTCCCGCTCGGTCTGCGCGCGTTGCGCCATCTCCTCCCGGTCAGTCGGATCAAAACCAAATACGGCGTCCTGCACAGTGTCAACGGCGCCGCCGGGAATAAACTTCAACCCTTCGAAAATAGCTTGTCCGGAATTGACAACCTTATCAAAAAATCCGGGCTCCTTCTCCATAACCGGTTCATTCGCGTACGCAGCGAGCTGCTCTCTCGTAGGCAAAAAATTCATGTTGTTCAAAAAATCCTCCGTTTTCAATTTGTTATTACACAAGAGAAAAGGAGGAGATCGTTCAGAAAGGCTTATGGGTGAGGTTCTTCCTCTTCTATAGATTATATGCTACTCGAAATCTAACGGGAGGAAGGAGATGCGGGAACTCAAATCGCTTCCCATCTTGGCGTTTTTTCTTTGTTTTACAGTATGTTCCATGCTTAACGAGGCTCTAGCGTCCTATGTCGTGCACGGAAATTACAAGAGCCGGATTTACCACAACCCCCCTTGCAGGTACTTCAACTGTAAGGCATGCACGGTGGTGTTTCAGTCGGCAGAAGAGGCAAGAGTAAATGGGTATCGAGCCTGTAAGGTTTGGAGGATAAGTACACATGAGGAAACTTTTCTTCTTTTTCATTGCCACCGTATTTTGTATTTATGCTGATATAGTCTGTGCAAAAACTTTTTCATATAACAATTTTTTTATTGATATTGAATCACCTCAAGGTTTTATAGATACAAAAATCCTTGGCAAGGATGTAGAACAATCTTTCTTTAAAACTTTTCCAAAAACAAACATATGTATAAGTGCATATGTCCCTGAAAATGAAGTCGATTTCTATATAAATGGAGGAAAATATTTTAAAAACTTTATTGTTTTAACAACAATAAAAGAAGTTTCAAAACATATTCTTAATAAAGAAGATTTTATTTATATAATACCATATGTTGATAAACTTTTTATGAATGATTCAGAGTTATTAAAGATAAAAAAATCAACGGAAGAAGAATTAAATAAAAAAATTAATGCTGGCGTCTTAATTGAATCGCCACAGTTTATAGAAAAAACACAGTCAAAAGAATATGTATCTTATTGTCTTGTACTTGGGTACAAGTTTAGACCATATGATATAAATATAAATATGATTGCTGTTGTTTCATGCGTTTATGTAAATAAAAATGTTTTAACTATATATTCATATTCTATTATAGATAAAAACATGAAAAAAAGCTTATCTAAAGCAAAAATGAATAATGAAAAATTTATAGATATGGTCCTTTCATTAAATAACTAACCGTTTAATATCATATAAAGAAAACGTTATGAAATACGCTAATATATTAGTTTCTACATTCGCAATTGTACTTGTATGCGTAGTTATAGGTTTAATATTTAGATATAAAGTTGTATTAGAAAATAATTATGTATATGTATATGATAATTTTACAAATATAATGTCTATCTACACTCACAAAGGAAAAATATTTCCCGTAGACAATGAATCCAAAAAGAAATACGAAAAAATCAAAAAAGATATTCTAATAACTGTTAAATATGATGTAGTAGCATGTAATAAAGATTTTCCATTATCAGTATTAATATCAAACACAAGCACAGAAAAACTTCTACGTACAGAATGGAGATTAGATATAAATGAAAAATATGACAGTAAATCTCTCATTAAAAAAACAAATGATATAATCCCTCAGTACATAGGGAATCAATATGTCGATACCACTATATTGGAACCTATGGAAAAAATTTCAATTTGTTACCAATTACCCCAAATGACAAAGCCTTTTAATGAAGATAATATGATAATGCGTGCTTATGATGTCACACCGACTTTTGCAAATGTATATGAAGGAGATTTGGATACACTGTCTCGCTTTTAATATTATCTTGAGTTTGAATCGCTTTCACGTCTGACGTCGGTTTACAGACTATTCAGCTGATCTTCACCCAAAAAAATAAACAGGGCTGGGACCATACCCAGCCCTTGTTTTCTCCTCCTTTTCTCTATGCGGTTGTCAAAGATCTCTCCCTATCAAATGGGGTTGTTTTACTGCTTACGCACGAGTGTCATGGTGCCGTCAGAGTTCTTCCGTTTTTGGATAGGGGAAAATAATGGTGGAGCTTGTGCTGCCTTCTTATCCTTCAAAATAAAGATTTGTTGCGCCTGTTCTCTGCTGATTGGGACAGGGCGTCCATCCTTTCCAATGAATCCCCACAGTTCTTCCGGCCAAGTGCTCAAGCGTACAATCTCTGCATCCTCGGGGATATTTTGCGAATCAGCTTCAGAGCCAGCGACATTCGGCATGGCCCCACCAAGGCGCGCTTTTGGCACATATTGCTTCTCCTGATCTTCATGGAGCTTCTTCGCGTACCGCGTCGCTGCCTCAGGTGAAGTAAAAACTCCAAGATGCTTTCCAGTTTTTTTGAAGTATTCTACAGCTTCCCGCTCAGTCAGTATCTTGCCGTCGTCGCTTACCGTGGGAATGAGATATTCCTTCCCATTCATTCCGACAGAAATGCTGCGTACGGTGCTGATGCTTCCGTCTTTGTTATGCACAATCGGACGATTATTCAGATCGATATTTCCCGGCTCAATCATCCCATCCTTATCTCCACCCTTTGCAAGGCCGAGGATTTGGTCTTTAAGCTTGGTATCCCCTGATGTTTTATCTGGTGTTGGCTTATCCTGAGTACCTTGAGAGGTTCCACTACCTCCCCCAAGAGCCCCCCCAATAGATGGCCTAAACTGCACAGCCATGTTTGCGGAAACAACTTTCTTCGCATCCCGCCGGAGCTCGTCCTCACTTTTCTTGGGATTCGCTTCCTTGAGCATGATAGATGCCTGCTCCACACTTTTCTTGTAAAAATCAAGAGCCTCATAACGCCCGAAGCCGGAGGTCATGAGAAGCTCAAGCGCCGTTGCTTGTTCAGTGTCTACAGCCTTTGTGCCATCGACACCCTCGCTCATTGAAACGTCATAGATGAACTTTTTGTCTGCATCTCTGAGTTTTCTCCCGCCGCCGAGCCCTATGTCCTGCATCCTCTGGTAGTTGAACTTTTCGCGCTCAAGCCCGAGCTGGCCTGCGGCGATACCTACGCGCTGTGCGTCAAGCCCAAGCCGGGTCTTGTCGTTCGCCATGTCCGCCCGGCCCTTTTCCATGTCAAACAGCCCCTTCATGGTCTGAAGGTCTTTCGGGAATACGCCTGCCTGTTGCAGTTCCTCGTTCGTCATGAACTTGGACGTCTTGTTTGCCGTGTCCGTCACGATGTACCCTGACCGAAAGCCGTTCGCAGTCATCATCTTGCGCGGCACGAACACGGTTTTACCGTCGTTGTCGTACAGCCATTTGCTCGGGTCTTTCAGGTAGTCCTCGTTCTGGCGCATCGTCGCCAGAGAATACTGGAAGGCAAGTTGGCTGAACCGTTTCGGATCTTTGGCAAGCCCGCCGTAAAGGTTGCTCAACTCCTCAGACGTGAAACTCTGTCCTGTGGCCTCCGGCCCGAATCGTCCGGCGTACATCACTTCATGGCGTTTCGTCTCAGGGTTATACTGCGTCTGATAGGGCAACCCGAGTTTGTCCGAGGCCTGATCCAATATGGAGGGATCCCCACTCTGCTTGAAAGCCTGCGGTGCATAGGTTGTTGTCTCGAACATACGCATGATTGCCTGATCGTGATTCTTCCAAGCTTTTTGCAACCCCTCCTGCGAGGAATTGTACTGCGTCGTATACTCGCCGAGCGCCCGTAACCCCACGGGGTCGGAAAACAGCGTCGGGTCGATTCCGTCTATCGAGCCTCCCGCCTGCGTCACTGCGTCGCCGATCTGTTTCAGTCGGTCATTGATCTGTATATCCCCGACAACTTGCCGCATCTTCTCGCCTGCGGCTGCCCCACCGAGAAAATCTTGGCCAAAACTGTTAATCGGCGCAGCCCCCGCCAAACTTGCGTAACCACCTCGTCCCATACGTTCTCCTACCAAAATTTCCCAAGCCGATTAGCAATATTCTTTTTCGCGGTATCGTCTCCAATAAGGTTCTGTACCCCTTCACCGGACTTCAGCGACATATCGGAGAGAGTTCCAGCCGCAAGCGTTCCAAGTCCACCAAGCGTCGCCGCACTCTGCCCGCCTATTGCCGAACCTATGCCGCCGCCCAGTGTGCTCCCGAGTGCCATTCCCGCCAAGGGATTCGCTCCTCCGAGTGCAAATCCCGCAGCCGCGCCGACGACAGGAAGAATATCCCCGAAGATATTACTGCTTCCCCCGCTGACCTTGGTGGTCTGCGTCTGGTTCACGGCCTTGTCCATCGAAGCATAGGAAGCCGCTGCCCCGCTTTGGTTCTGGGTGGCGAGCTGCGCCGCCGGGGTCCAGCCGAGGGTCCCCATCTGGAACAATCCTCTAGGCATACGCGCCTCCAGCCGCCTTCATCGCAGGCTGCGTCTCAAGCCCAATGCCCTGCCGGAGCTGACCGCGCACGTCCGGGGTGACGTTCTGCCGCATGGTCCCCATCCCCGGCTGCGTGGGTTGCTGGCCGGGCTGCGTTTGCTGCGGCCCGGACTGGGGCAGCAGATCCTTGAACGCATCGCCTCCGGCGTCCCCCTGCGGCGTGGGGATGAGGCTTCCATCCCCCTCCTGCCCCACTCCGACTCCGAGCATCCCACCAGCAAGGCTCGGCCCCTGCGGAGCCTGCGGCATCATGCTCTGGAGCCGGGGTACAAATCCCTGCTGCATCGCCGACGTATACGACATGAGTTTCATTCCTTACCCTCCAAGCCCGTAGGCCATCGCCCCGGACAACTTTTTCAGGTTCATCTCCTCGCCCTGCATCCGGCCCGTGTTCGCGGCCCCCGCAATGGACGCGGCCCCCTGTATGGCCAAATCGCGGCTGGCCGACTGCGCCGCGCCGCTTGTCGGACTGATGCCCATCCGGCTCATGTTCCGGTTCATGCTGCCCGTGGCTTTGGACAGCGCCATGTTCGCGTCGGTTACCGCCCGTCCCGCGTAGGTTTCCGTGGAGGTTGGGCGGGAGGCGTTGTAGAAGTCCGTCTGAATGCCTTTGAACCCTTCAAGCCCTTCTTTAACTATGTCCGTCTGTACGGGGATAAGCCCAAGTTGGGCTTCGGCATTGGCCTTCTCCACAGGAGCCTGCACATCCTGCCACCATTTAAAGAACTGATCGGAAAGGCCTTGCTGACGTTCCGCAACCGAAGCCATGCGGGCATTGTATTCCTTGTCCGGCTCGGAACTGATGTTGGTGGTGGAACTCCCTCCGCCCTTGCCGCCCTTCAGCCAGGCAATAGGCCCCGCGTACTCGCTGGAACAGGCGTGCAACACCCGTCCCGTCCGCATTTCCATCTCAATCCGCGTGTACATTCTCATCCCTTTTCTCCGCACCATGCGCCCGGGGCCGTCGTCCGGTCCGCATAACTGATAAGTCCCGGCTCATTCCGGCCCGTATCCGCCATAAAAACCGCATACGGCAGCTCGCCCACCGAGACGAAACCCACCTTTTGGACCCACCGCACGGCCTTTGGGCGGCGTACGGGCGTCGTGCCGTGCAACGCCTCCAAAATGAACGCCCCGCGTTCGTCCCGCAGCCGGAGCATGGAGGCCACGGCGAACCGCCCGAGACGCAGCGTCACCAGTGGGTGCAGGTTCGGCAGCATGGCGAAATGCGCAAAGGCCGTCCCGCCGTGGCAGACATGCGTGAGCCAGCACATGCCGGAAAGCTCGCCGCCGTGGATCAAGGCCCATAAATGGATGTCCGGGCGGCGCGCATAGTCCCGAAAGCCGTGGTGGCTGTCTTCAATCTCGCCATCGTAAAACGTTTCGTGGAATCGGCCGGCATCCTTCAGACGATCGTACAGCTCATACAGGGCCACGTCCGGCAGCGCCGACTTGTGGGTCATGCCATACATCCTACTTCCCTCCCCGCCCTTTCAGGCGATCGGCCTGCTCGGCGGTGATGATGCCAGCATCCTTCAAATCGCCCGCATTCAGATTCCCCCTCTCCAGAATTGTCTTGACGGCTGACCGCACCGACTCCAGAAAGGCTCTCAATTCTGGGTCCGTCCTCGCAGGGACGGGCGGCAACGGATTTTTCATCGCAGCTCCTCGATCGCCGTGCCTATGGCGATCCTCTTCACAGGCTTGAGCGTCGTGATTTCAAATTCCCAACGCCGTGCCGCGTATCCTTGCGGCAGGCGCATGAAGCGGTTTGGGCGAACCAGTACGTTCGCCCGCAACACGCCATCCGCGAACACCCGCAGGACGGCGGAAATCGGCTGCCCTCCGGGATATGCGTCCGAATCCTCTTCCCCAAAGGGAACCTCGCCCACCATCTGCTCACCGACGGGACCGCCCCAGAATACGATGTCCCCACATGTTCCCTCGCTCTGCGTGGTATCGCACTCCACAATGGCGGCGCTCATGTTCACCGGCGTAGGAAAGGTGAACGTCTTGGAGCGCCATGTGGCGATGCTTGGCGCGTCGGTATTTCCAAACAGCTCATACACGGCGCTGCGTCCGGTACTGCCTATCGGCTTGGCGTAAAAGACCCGCCGCCCTCCGGGGACGACCTGTACAGCCGTCCCCCATTCGTCCATGAGGCGCATCCGGGCCTGCCCATTCTTGCCGAAATCGAGCATCAGCGTCCCGTACTCCCCGTTGTCCCTCCGGAAGAACGCCATGTACGTCGTGTCAAAGAAGATCCCCAGAAACGAGGAGGGATTCATCAGGCTCCATTCCCGATCGCTGATCAGGCCGTCGGTCACGTTCTGGGGCGAGGTCATTCCCTGCGACACCAGATAGAGCCCGTCAGAGGAAGGAAACAAAACGCCCAAAGGAGAGGACACCACGCCATCGGCGGACAGGCAGGGGGCAAAGCCGTCAAGTGTGGTCGTATAGACGGAGGCGGGATCGTCCATCGTCATGGAATGGACGACGCTCTCCGTGAGGACAAACAACGTCCGTTGGGAAGCCGCGATGGCGAGCACCCTGCCGAGGATGTCGTACCGGTTCGCTTCGGGCCATGCGTAGGGCATGTACGGTTCCGAAAACCAGACGGCGCCTTCCGTATGCGCGGCCACCACGCCGCCCGGCATCGCCGTCAGATGGCGCAGATCGGCGCGGGGAACCTGCCAGCCGAGGGAAGGCAACGCTTCGGCCAATTCCTCATCAATCCGGTTGTCCACGAAGGTGGTGGCTGAACCGTCCACCTCATCCACATAGAGATAATCCGAACTCCCGGATGCCCCCGTAGCGAGGCGGTAGATGCGCTTTTTGGCTATGGGCGCTTCTCCGGCCTGAGCCGTATACAGGAGGTTCTTGATTTGCAGGTTGCAGGAACGGTCCACCGTGACGGAGCACGGAAGGCTCGGAGCCGACTCATCCCCGAATGCGTTCACTACCGTGTACACATAGACCCGGTTCTGCGCCGTCCCCGCATAAGCGACCGAGCATTGCCCGGTTCCTTCATCCGAAAACCGGATTGCCGTCTGGTTTTCGCTGCCGACCCTGTACGCGTACTTTCCGTCCGCCGTCGGAAGTGCCTCCAGCACGGCATAAACCGTCCCCGAAACAAAGGGGGAAGGCAGGGCCCCCGTAAGCGTCACCCTCTCCCCCGGCGTCAGGTAGGGCCGCTCCGCCCTATCTGCGGACGTGAAGACGAACCCCTGTTTCCCCGGATCAAACCAGATAGCCCCTCCGCGCTGCGTACAGTCAACGGTTACGGGAGAATCCTCCGGGGCCGTGATGCCGAGGGCATATTCCTTTCCTTCGCCGCCCATGAAACTGAGCCCATTCCCGCTGCTCATGTACAGGCGGGAATGCCGATCCCCTGCCACCGGCGATTCGACGAACTGCCGTTTGTCGGGATAGGCCCGCCAGACGAGGCCGTGCCCGGATACTCTGGCGTCGTGCCGCCAAATCGACCGGGCTACAAAGTCGTACTGCGTTTCCTGCCTTGCCAGAAAGACCGGCTGCAGCTCCCCGGTGGAGGTATCGACATTGAACGCCGACTGGGCCTCGCTCGCTTCCAGCAGGTGCGCGGCCACGGCCGGGCGCATCCCCGTAAACGTTTCGACAGCGATCACCGCCATAGGTTCTCCTTATCAGGCGTCGGCATAGCGTCCGACTACGGCGACCCACGCGCTTCCGTTATGGTAGTTCAGCGTCCCGTCATTGGTGTTCAGCCAGAGCCGGGCCCCATCGGGAGGGGCCGTATTTCCCCTGTGGACGGCAAGCTCGCGCGCGGCGAAAAGCGACGCGTGGGCGTCGGGCGCCACCATGTGCGCGACGGGGGTGGAGTTAATGCTTTTGGGGTGGACGTTGAGCGGAAGACCTATGTCCACGGCGACGGCGTTTGCGGGAACAAGCCCGTCGTCGGCCACAACCGTCGTTACCCCACCGGAAAAAATGAGCGACTTGACGTAGCCGTATTGGAACGTTCCGCCAGTCTGATAGAGCCGGAAGGAGCGCGTGGGCTCAAAAACCTCCCTCCAGTCGCCGGACAGAGTAAAGGACGCCGCGCCGGAGGTCTGAGGAACCACGAAATTGCCGGACGCATCGACAAGCCGCTGCCAGTGCTCGCCCGCCATCTCGTCCCACGTTTTCGCCGTCATGCGGAGCTGGATGCGCGTCCCGGCGTTCCATGCCCGGGCCGGGGTGCCTTCCTGTCCCCGGAGCACCGTCAGCACGTCCCCGGCGCGCTGCGTGACCTTGACGAACTCAAGGTTCCCGGCGGCGTCCTTGAGGCAACAGCGGAAGTGATCGCCGAGGGAAAGGTCGGGGAACTTCACCCCGTCGCCGAGGGAAAGGTTCAGTTGCGTCTGATGGGTGTCGACGGACATGGCAAGGACGGACTGGGCGTTGTTCTTCAGGGAAATCATGCGCCGCCCTCCTCACTGAGCCGGACGACCAGTTCCACGAAGGGAAGGAACATGGCTTTTTTGAGCCTGCAATAATAGGCGTCGCGGACTTCTTGCCCGATGAGGGGGCACCCGGCATTACAGATGCTCACCACCGGGCAGGCCTCACAGCGCACGGCGTTCTCTCTGGTTGGGTCATGCAATACGGCATTGCTCAGGTACTGCCCGTAGCTGTCGTGGATGGTGCCGAGCACGGTATCCGTATTGTGGCAACGGTAAAGCTTTCCGCGCAGATCCACATTCAGCACGCTGTACCCGTTCCCGCAGGCGCAGGTTCCGCGAAGGAAAGATTCGCGCCCCTCCACGCCGGATTGCAGCCTGTCCACATACCGCCTGCCGAGATTGGCGTACCACGGGTTGCCGTCTTCGCCGCGCAGTGCCTTTTCCGTTTCCGCAGCAACGGCGCTCATCTCCCGGTATACGCGGTCGCAGTCGATAGCGAGCAACGTCCGGTCGGCCAGCCCCGTATCCATAATCTCGTCAAAGAAGACAAACAGGCTTTCCCCGGTCAGGCTCTGGTGTTCCCTGTCCAGATCCGCCAGAGCGTCCAGCGTTTCAAGGGGATAATTGTAGGCGCTGATCACGGAGGAAAGGGACAGCCCACGCAGGCCGAGGATCCGTTTACGCCGTTCAGGGTCGGCGAACACGTCGACGCCGCGCACGGCCTCCGTATTCGGCCCGTCCCAGCTGACGGCATAGTGCACGCCGCTGGCGCCCAGATACCCCGCCAGTTCGTCCGTCAGCAGCGTCCCATTGGAAATCATCGAAAAACGGATGTTTGGTTCTTCGTCCAGCGCTTCGATGATCTCCCGCACTTCACGTTGGTACATGAGCGGTTCGCCGCCATAGAAATGCACTGAGACGGGCTCGCATTGGTTCCGGGCAATGTCCCGGATGAATTCAAGCACTTCCGGATCGACGGCCTCGCGTTCGCGATCGGCGCGCAGGGGGCTTTGCAGACAGTAGCGGCAACGGAGATTGCATTTGGGGCCGAGCATGACGAAAACGGTATGGACAGCATTATTCAGATAGTTACGCATGAGGAACCTCTTCGACCGAGATCGAGCAGGTTATGGCGTTGCACCGCATGACGCGGTTCAACGTGCCCCTGTCGCGGCCCAGCAGAAAGTTGATGATGGCCTGCGCCTGAAAGCCCGAACAAGCCAAGAGGGCTGCGGGATTCGCCTGTGCCGAGGCCATGCCCGAAACCTTGTACATGCCCACGCTGCGTTCCGGTTCGCTGAACATGGCGACCTGAAAGCGTTCCCCACTGAGCCCGCCGGTACAGTACGGCACGCCCCTGTCACGACAGAGGGCGTTCAACACGCGCTTGTTGTCCCCGTCCACGCAGTCGCACACCACGTCCGCGCCGGACAGCAGATCCGCCGTTTCCGGGCCGATGAACGCAGGATGGGCAGAGACGGACACCCACGGGCTCACGTCGCGGAGCCGTTCCGCCATGACCTCGACCTTGAGCCGTCCTAGGGTCGAGCCGAGAGCGCCGATCTGTCGGTTGCGGTTGGAGTCCTCGAAGCAATCCCCGTCGATGAGGATGAACTTACCTACCCCGGTCCGGGCCAAAATCTCCGCGACGTATCCGCCACCGCCGCCGAGGCCGCACACGGCGACCGTCGCCTTGTGCAGGGCAAGCTGGTCGCGGAGGCTGTAGTTGTCGGCATTACGCTCAAACATGAGCATACCTCCGGGTGCAGGTACAAAACCACGGTTCGGCGGGGTACATGGCTTTGATGACGTCCTTGCAGAAATGGGGGAACATGGAGCAGAACGGACATGCGGAGAGCTGCGGGCACTCACGGCATTTGCCGCTCACGGGCAATTCACCGTCACCGTTGTAGACCCCGCGCATATCCCGCGTGATCGTGCCGTCCTCCAGAACCCGGAGTTTCGGCAGGGTCAGCGGGGAACCAAGTACGGGCAGGGAGCGGAACAACGCCTCATCCATGTCCAAACCCACGGTTTCCGCCGTCCCCGGAGAAACGATGGGGTATACCGCGACATCCAGCCCGCGCAGGCGGGCCATCTTCAGGAACCCCCGGTCGTTGCCCTCCGGATAGATGTTGTGGACGACGCGGATCTTGTCCGCATAGCGTTCCACAAAACCCATGAGCCGCACGAACAAAGCCCGGCTCATGGACCGGCCTTTCGGCTGGCGCTCGGGGAAAAAGCTTTCCAGCGTCAGGAAGATGTGATCGCAGCGTTCCAAAATGTCCCGGACGCCCTCCCCGCCGAGCGTGCCGTTGGTATGCAGAATGAACCCTTTCTTCGGGTAGCGCGCCATGATCGCACGTGCCGCGCCGGGCCGGGTCAGGGGCTCGCCACCGTACAGGACGATATTGGCGGGGGTCAGCCTGTCCAGCGCGGCGAAGACCGCATCGGGCCGCATCTCCTTCCGACCGCATGGGTAGTCGTCCTGATAGCAGTGCGCACAGCGCAGGTTGCAGGCCCGCGTCACATGCACGGCTACCGTGTCGTCATTGGAGAACATTCGCTTCATCAATGACCTCGACGGCAAAGGTGGCGGAAAAATCCTTTTCCCCTTCCTGAACGAGGGAGAGGAAATCATCGAGCAGAACCGGGTTGAAGTCCTCACGCAGCGTGATCCGCAACGTGTGCTCACGTTCTCCCCTGAACAGGGCTTCATACAAGGCAATGATGGGATCATACAGGTTGTCCGTGGACACATTCAGCAACATGCGGCCTCCGCATAGCCCTTGCACAGTTCGCGCCGCTCAAGGGGAAAAGAATGATGAAAGGCCTCTCCAGCCCGGAACAGCTCGCCCGCGTCTCCGTCGAGTGTTCCCACCACAGGGAGGCCCCCGCAGGCGCAGGGCACGATACGTCCGTCGGATAGGATAACCAGCCGACCGTTCCCCGCATTGCAGCGATGCCCAAAGGGGACGGGCGTTTTCTTCGAGCCGGGCCAAGGCGAAATGCCCTTGATGTCCAGATGCGGGTACGCGGCCCAGATTCGCTCGATAGCCTTTGCAGCGAGCTCTACTTCGCTTCGGGCCATGCCGTAGGCCGGTTGGAAACCGAAATGCCGGAAGCCGCGCACGGCGAGGCGGCTCACGGTGAAGGCAAGCTCCTCCCGGTTGCGCTCATGGACGATGACAATGATGGTGCTGTTCCTGTCGGCCCGTTCAAGGTTGCCCATTACCTGCCGAAAGGTGTCCGCCCCGGTAATGTCCCGGAACGTCCGCTCATCCGCGGACGGCACGGAAATGTTGAACCGTACGCGGCGGTTCAGGAAATCCATTTCCTCAGGCGTCCAGCAGGACAAGTTGGTGTTGATCGCCACGGGGACGGTCGCCCGTTCCAGCACATAGGCTACCGACTCCTTGGCGAGGGAGGGTTCCCCGCCGCTGATGACCAGTCCCGACGCGGGCAGGGACAACACCTTGTCGAGCGCCCCGCTGTTCATGGTAATGCCAGGCTGCCCCCGGAACGACTTGCAGCAATAGAAGCAGGCATGGTTGCATCTGTCCGTGATCTCAAAAAACAACGTCCGGGTCATGCCCGCCCCTCCCCCTGCCCTGTTCCATGAAAACGCCTGAGGCGATAAAGCCGATCCAGCCGATCCTGATATTTGGCCCTTGCCGCGTACAGCAGGCTGTCCGCAGGCTTGTTGAGGCAGCCCGCGGCATCCAGCGGGTCGCCGTTCGTGACCTCGTTGAGATAGGGGCAGATGGTGTCCATAGGCCCGGCCCCCCGGTATGGCCCTTCGAAGCCTTCCTTGGAAAAGCCGTTCACGATGTCGCCGAGGGCGTGCCGCCCATCCGTGACATACCGCTCGCAGGGGTAGATTTTCCCGTCAATGTCCACGGTCAGCGTATGCAGCACATAGTCGTGGCAGGAAAACGTGCCCTGACGGTGCATGAGAAAAGGGCTCGTCCCGCGATCTATGCGGTTGGGCAAGGTGATGTTCGCCCCCTCTGAAACCGTGCGTATCGCACAGAGATCCACGAGACGTTCGAGGTTGTCCCGTAGGCCGTCCACATATGCCCTGTTCCCGCCCCACATCCCATGGGAACAATTACGCTTGAGGAACAGATTGCGGTGGACGCCGAGCATATGCAGGGCATTTTCGAAAAGGCGCGGGGCGTCCTCCGAAAAGAGCGTCCAGCACGGCGTCACGTTGAAGCCCCGGTCCAGCAAGACACGGATATTGGATCGAACCCGTTCGCCGGAGCCTTGCTTGCGCCGATCCTGAAATACGCCGTCATAGGATGTGATGATCTGCAGCCTGTCCTTGTACCGTCCGATGACGTCCAAGAAGCCTTCCGGCCATACCCACGCATTGGTCATGATGTTGAGGCCGCAATCCTCCGGCATCCCCGCCATGAGTGCGGCTAGCGTAGACAGGGAAAGCGACGGTTCCCCGCCTACAAACGATACCCGGAGGGGACCGCCCTCATCCCGCATCCGGCCGCAGAACCGGAACAGATCAGGCATCAGGCCCGGATCGAATTCCCGCCCCGTGCGTTTCCGGCCGTCATAGCAGTAGGGGCAACGCATGTTACAGCGGTTATTGACGTATACGGCGATATTCACAGTATCTCTCAATGGCTGTGGCGCTCACAATCCGTACTGCAATTGCAGTTATAGCACTGGCTCTGGCAGGATTGGCAGATCGTGCTCTGGCACGCTTGGCAATACTGGCTCTGGCAGTAGGTGGATTGACAAGTCGTCGTCTGACAGGTCTGACAGCAGTTCGTGTTCGTGAAGCAGTTGCAGTTGCCTGAAAACTTCGCTTCCAAATTCCGCACGCAAGCCTGCAGGGACGCCAAGGAAACCTTTTTCACCAGCCTCGAGTTCAGGCTGCTCTTGTCGAGCGCGGCACCCACGCCGCCGGGAAACGCGACGGCCCCAACAATAGCGTCATAAGTGCCGGCCAGCCCGGAGACGTCAGCTTTTTTCGTCAGTTCAGCCATTAACGTTCTCCCTCAAAGCCGCGCGGCGCGTGTAGTACTCCCTTTGCAGCTCTCTGGCCCGGGACTTGTTCTCCCGGATTTCCTCAAGGCACTTGCCCGTATCCTTCACCGTGAAGACGGCGTTTCGTTCCGCAGCCTCCATGAAGTTGGCATACTGCGGAAACCGCTCCAAAACGCGCAGTTTCAACTCGGGAGAGGCTTCCACAAGCGTTGCCAAAACGGCTGAATTGAAATCGAGTTGCGCTTCGACGTAGGCAAGGGAATCATTGGGATCAAGGGCCAAGATGGTGGACAGCCGGAGGGTGTTTTCAGGGCGTTTGTCCACATAGGCGGGATACACGCCGCCGATGATGGCGTGGATGTCGCTTTCCTGCGTGATGATGGGCTCTATCCCTTCAAAGAGCGTGCTCATGCGCGTGTAAACGACACAGTCGTTGGTCCCCGGGATAATGTAGAAGGCTACCGTATTATAGTTTCCCCCTTTCATCTTCATGAAATACTCGGCCTTCATGGCCGTGATTTCCGAAAGATGCATCTGGACATTGTCCAGTACCCTGTCATTCGGGATCGTTGTTTTGTAGTTGGGGATGAAATAGAGGGAATGGATCTTCCCTTGTTCGTACTGCGTTATATCTACGATATACCGCACGAGCTTCTCCCCATGCTGATTCAGATGACTATAGACCTCGAAGGAGGTTTCGCTTGTCTTGGAGAAGCCAATCGAGAACTTGTCTCCCTTCTCATAGAGAGGTTCGATACTCTCAAGGACATGGGAAAAATTATCAATGTAAACTGAAATCACTATTACCCCCTCTAACCAAAGACTGGCCTATTGGATTGGCAGCTTTGACAGGTTTGGGTTTGGCAACTCTGACATGCGGCGCTCTGACATGTCGCAGTCTGGCAAGATTGGCAGGTTGCGCTCTGGCAACAGTTCGACGGGGCGCAGTTGCAGTTCTGCACATTCCCTTTGAGCGCGTTCAGGTTCGCCAGCGCGACCTGCAACTGGGTAATGGACAGCTTCTTGGGAAGTTTCCCCAAATCGGCGAACGCCGTCTGACAGATGTTTCCGTTGACAGCCATGTTCCCCTCCCTAGGCGTCGGCGTAGCGGCCCACAATGGACACCCATGCGGACCCGTTATGATAGTTGAGCGTGCCGTCTGCCGTGTTGATCCAGAGTTTCAGCGTATCGTCCGGGGCCGTGGTAGCCCGATGGATGATGCCACCCGCCAGAGCTGACGGAGCGAATGGCCGGAGCCCCCCGCTTTCATCCGTGGCGACGCCTATGAGCCATGCCGGAACCCCTCCTGTGTCATACGATTCAAGCCATGCGTGTCCCCCAATCCCGTTTGCCGACACAGCCACGTCAGCAGCAGGAACGTGGCAATCGACACGGGCCCGGTTTCCGTAATAGTCAAGAAATTGAAAGATGCCTTCGCTATTTAAGACAAGCGTGCCAGCAACCCTGTGCAACCAAAAAAAGCCGATGGAAGGCGCATAGCCAATATCGGATTGCGTCTCAGCGACATAGTTATTCTCTCGTATTACAAGAGCAGAGTGCGCATACCTTTCGGTCATGGTTTCGATATAATCGCCTGCGACATAATGGATATGACCAGTCATCAAGCCGCCGGACAGAGGCAATTTGGACTCGGCAGCATCATAGGCCGTCTTCACGGCCTTCGCGGACGCCGCCGTCTTCGAGTCCGCCAACCCCACGCTGTCCGAAATCTTGGTGAGCGCGGGCTTGTACTCCCCGCTTCCGGTCAAAAAGCTTTCCTGCTGCCCGGCGGCTGCGGGCGGTACAAGGCCGCTCGTCCCGGCGGATGATGCCGTTGCACCCTCGTACTCAGGCACGGAGATGATGCTGTTGGTGTTGCGGAAACCGTCACCGAATTTGTTGTACGAAACCAATTCGACCCACGGAAACCACTCACGGGTTACGCCCCACGACTGAGTGCGCACAAAGATACGTGCGGAATCCGCACGAGTAGCACCACCTATAATAGTGAGACGTTGCATTAATCTCGCAAATGAAGACACAAAACTTGCCGATCTATTATCTCTTACTTCTAGTACGCCATCTGCATATTGGTTTTTGTTCAGGATGCCGTCAGGTGCGGATGTTGTTGTATTATTCCACAGGACATGAAAATTGCCCGGCGTCGTAGCATCGTCAAAGCTCGATAAGACGGTACGGGATGGGAACTCAGGAAGATACTCATCAACCAAGTACCCCCGCGCGCTCGCCAGATCCTCAAGGTTCCCCCCAATCGCCACGTCCTTCGTCGAGATCGTGCCGTCTGCCGTGACGGAAATCGTCAGCCCATCAGACATGACGGAACCGCGAGAGGTCGTCGTTGCGGGCAGTACGGCGACTTTTTTGGTTTCCTCACAGGCAGCTTCCGCAGCCGTTTGCGCGGCGGAGGCGACGTTGGCGGAATCGGCGGCAGCCGTAGCGCTGGAGGCGGCGTTCGTCTCGCTTACATCGGCAGCAGCGGCGGAAACGGAGGCTTCTCCAGCCTTCGTTGTTGCCGTATTCGCGGCTTCCGTCGCGGTCTGTTCACTGGCCTTGGCCGCGTTCTCGGAAGCTTTCGCCGCCGTGGCAGAGGTTGACGCTTCTCCCGCCCTGGCTGTGGCCACTGCTTCGCTTGCCGCTGCAACTGAGGCGGAATCCGCTGCGGTTCCGGCACTCGTTTCAGCGGCAGCGGCGGAATCGGCGGCGCCTTGCGCACTGGCGGCTGATTCATCGGCGCAGGCACAGGCGGTTGCTGCACTCTGCCGGGATTTCTCGGCCTCCACGGTCGCCGTGTTCGCCGAGTCCAACGCGATCTCCGTGGCCTGCCGCACAGCCTCGGCCACAACCTGCGGGGCCAGCAAATCAAGGGCCGTATCGGTGAGAGCCTCATCGACATCGGAAGCGGCCTTGACCGTTATGGCGGCGGAACACGCGGCACGCTTGGCGGCATCCTCGGAACGCTCCGCTAGAGTGTTCAAATCCTCACGGAACTGAGCCCCTTCCTCGCGCAGGACGACGAGCGCGGCGTCACGCTCAATCCTGACGGCGCCGATCGCCTCTTCTTCCCGTGTCCCGAGGGAGGCCGTAAGCGCAGCTTTCAGATCCGCCGCGTGTAAATCCAGCCCTTCCGTCTTCTGTTCCATGTGGGCATCAAGGGCCGTCATGGCCTGATCTTTCGCCGTACTGACTGCCGTGGAGGCCTCGCCGCCAAGCCGTTGCGTTTCAGCCTCCACCCGTCCAATCACCTCGGATTCAAAACCCGCCACGGCGGTTTCCGTGCGCTGCACGAGCCCCGTTGCGTCCTCCGCCGCGCGTTTCGCCGCATTGGCGTTGGATAGGGCTTGGCTTGCCGCCGCCGTGGCCGTTTGCGCCGAGACGTCGACCTGAACCGCTGCGGCCTGCGCCCGGTTTGCCGCTTCCTGCGACTTGTCCCGTGCGGTTTCAGCCTGCGTGACGTATCCGGCCATTTCAGTGCTTACGACCTGCCCCGCCCCCCGGCGTTCGAAGGGCTCCAATTCGCAGATCTGATGTAGGTTGCAGTCGGAGTTCGGCACCGTGGCGTAGACCGAGAACGTCTTGCCCGCCGGGGTGACGATCCTGAAGCGGTACTCGCTGCCTTCGCTGCCAAGCTCATTGGGGAAAACCGCGACCACGGCGCGGCCTCTTTCGTCCGTCCGTCCCGTATATTCGTCCGCGACGACATATCCGTTGTAGCGTTCGACCGCCGTCAACTTGGCTAAAACCAGCGCGTCCCGGACCGGGGAACCGTCCTGTTCGTGCACGGCGACGGTGACATTGACTGTAGGGATCATGCGCCCTCGCTAGAGAAAACTGTTCTTCAGAGGATAGATAGGCGACTTCCGGCACGCGTTGAGCGCGGCGTGCGCCGCCTGCCCGATGCCCCGCTCAAATTCCTGCTGGTGATACAACGCCACCTGCGCCTCGAACCATTCCCGTCCGTGCATGGACTTCAAAAGCCAGCGCGCACCGTGCCGGATAACCGTGCCCCAATGGTCATAGAGGCCATCGTCAATGCATGTCGCCTTTGTGGTCGGGACAAGCGAAACCACGGCCCGGAGCAGGCCGCCGTCGACCGGAACGTCCGCAAGCGTCACCGTTCCATCGGGAACAGTGCTGAACCGCCCGGTAAAGAGCTGCTCTCGTTGCGTGTAGAGGTAGGCCACGTCCACCACGGACGTTTCGCGCGGAAGTTCAAGTTCCACTTGAGCTATGCCAGGAATCAGCGTCCCCTCCACGTCCACGCGCCAGACCTTGCTGCGGCGGCACAGCGTCCGTGCCGCATCGAGCATGGCCTTTTTCAAAACGTCCGCCGGAGCGTTCTGGGCTTCCGGCAGGATGTCGGCGATCACATCGTCAAGCCTGGGCATCGTTGACGCCTCCCTGTCTGATGGGGAAAGCAAGGTCCGTTTGCAGCTTCACGCCGAGGCTCTGGGCGAATGCCTGAAGAAATGCCTGCGCCTTGGCAAAATTCGATTCCGAATGATCGCCCGCCAGCACGTCGAACAACATCCAGAGATACGCGGCATTGGCGAACGACTCGGGCAGAGGGAACCTATCCGAGGGCGTGGCGGCCCGCACGGGCTCGGCGGAATAGACGGCTTCGATCCATACGTCCCTCCCGGATTCGACGCCGGGGTACACCCAGAACGCTTCCCGGTTGTCGAGCGGGCTGTAGGCCCAGTTCTCGACCCTGCCCCCCGCTTTCCCCCATGCGGCCGCAGTCCGCAGGGCATCCAGCTCCACCCGGAAAACCGGGCGTCCCGGCGTATTGCCGTCAGGATCGAAGTTCTGGATCACGTTGATCAGCGATACGGCGTTCCGGCTGGTCATATGGATGTCCGCGCGCGGAATCCGCTGCATCATGCCGGGCTCCAGCCGCATGGGCTCCGTCAGGGCCGTGGCGTCCGGGCGCTGCGTCACGATTTCCCGGACGGCGGCGTTCAGGGAGTCCATCAGCGAATACGCGCCGGACGCGGATTCCCACGGCCAGCGCCGGGCATCGGCGTCCTCGTCCTGCAATTTGCCGGACACGCTGCGGAGGATCTCGCTGCACAGCATGGCTATGCGTCCTTCCCTGCGGCTTCAGATGCGCCCTTCTTCCGGCGGCGCGACCTCTCCTCCACAGGAGGCGCGGAAGGCGGAACGGAAGGCTGGTCAGCCTGCTCTCCCTCGGCGGCCGGGCCTGATCGAAGGGGCGTTTCCACAAGGCCGTTCTCCGGGCCGTCAACCCGCTCAAACAGACGGTCATTCCCTTCCAGCAAAGTGATTCCGTCCCTGTCGTCCACTTCGAAGACGGCCCCCGGGCTTGCCGTGTACGGGCCTCCGTGCAGCCAAGGCATCGTGAGTTCCAGACAGTGGGAACCAAGCATTTTCAACAACATGGCATATCCTTGGGGGCCGGAATGCAATCCGGCCCCCGGTCTGGGGTTAGGCGGCGGGGAAAACGTCGGCCTCGTCCGTCAGGCAGCCCTCCACCATTTTGTACAAGACGTGGACGGTGATGGCCTTGGCGGTCGTCTGCGTGGCCGGGACAGTGACGGTCAGCACGGCTTCGTCGGCGTAGACGTGGTTATGGGCTGTCGTGGAGCCTTCGCTCAGAGCGCTGTGGGCACCGGCGGACGACAAATCCAGCGCGGCGAAATAGCGGTCGGGATCGTCCTTGTCGCCCACAGAGACGCTGGTGCAGGCGTCGAGCGCCTCATTCACCACCCGGACATCGAGCACCATCGCCCCCTTGGGGATCGGAACCAGCTCCGCCACGTCGGCGGCGGTGAACTTTTCCTTCACCCGCCCCGACCGGCACAGGACGCAGCCGGGCTGCGCCGTGCCGAGGAACATCAAGCCGCTTTTCACGGCATCACTTTTGAAAGTCGCCATGTCCCCTCCTACACGTTGGGATCAGCGCAGGCGGTATCCACCGCGATTACGCTGAAGTCCTTGTTGTCGTACCGGGACTTCTTCACGCCGAAGATGGCCCCCGCAGTAATGGCGAGCGCGTTGCCGCGGTCGTCCTTTTCCTCGTTCCACGTATAGCGGCCCTGCCCGGACGCTCCGCCCCATGCGGCAAGCCCGGCCTGAGCGCCGAGGAACAGCGCGCGGGCCGCGCCCACGTTGCCGGAGGCCCCATAGTCATTGAAGCGGATCACGTTGCGGTGCTTGTGCAGGATGACGTCGGCATACTCGCCGAGCGCGTTCTTGTAGACGCGGTTGCCGTCTCCACGGACGCCCGCCGCCTTCTGGATGTCCAGCCAGTCGTTCTGGGAGACGGACGTGCGCAGGCTGAAGGCCTGGAACGTGTGCATGAGCAGGACGTGCTTGCGTTCGCCCTCCACGGTGATGGGCTGCATCATGGGGTCGAGGGTTTCGGCCTTGGCGACCAGCTTTTCCACGATGCCGAGCGACATCTTGTCGTTCGCCGTGAGGTTGGCTTTGCCGGTGGCCGAACCGCCGTACACCATGTGCTCGGCGTCGGGGGCCTGAAGCGGGTTGTTGGCGCGGCCCTTGAAGGACAGCGGCGAAATGAAGTCGGCATTGATGCCGCGAGCCCCGGAAAGGTACATCATGAACTGTTCGTCGTAGTACTCGGACCACCACGTCGCCAGCGCGTCGCGCCCTTCCTTGCGCAGGTTGTACGGCACGCGCTGCTCGGACATCTTGCCCTTGGACTTCGTGCCCTTGCGCTTCTGGTCAATGAACAGCGAATCGCTGAAGAAGGTGAGCGCCTCTTCCGCGCTCGTGCCTTCAATGAGGTTGTCGCCTTCCACGCCGTCCTCACGCAGCTTCATGCGCAGGCCCACGGTGATCTTTTCACCGGCCTGCTTCTGAAGCTCCGTCTTCACGACGATGAGCGCGGACTCGCCCGTGCCCATGAACTTGCTGAAATACTGCCGTTTGCCGGATTCCACGGCGAGGCTGTTGGACCAGACCTGTACCGCAAGCGGATGATTGAGCGGAAACTCGGTTCCTGCCATTCATGTTCTCCTAAAGTTCCCCGCGCAACAGGCGTTCCTGCTGTTCGGGGGAAAGTCGGGCGAACTCGTCTTCCGTGGCCGGGATGTTCCCGACCGGGGCGTCCCCGTGGCCGGGGACATCCCCAAGTTCGCGGAAGGCGGCCTGTTCGCCGTTGATTTTCTGCATCACCTTCTTGGTGACTTCGGCCTCAATGGATTCCCGGATGCGTTCCGGGCTGGAAGCGGCGGCGAGGGTATGGGCATCCTTGAACAGCCCCACGACCTCCAACGCCCGCCCGCCGAGATACGACTGCCGCCCCGTGCGGGGATCGATGACAATCGTGTTCGGCGAGGTCAGCAGGGTGATCGTGTCGGGGGTCAGCCCCGCCTCGTTTTGCAGGTAGCCGATGAGCTCTTTGGCCTGCTGCCCGTTGAGCCCGCCCTCGAACATCGCATCCATTTCGCGGACGCAGGTGCCGAGGAAGGCCGCGTCGGCGGAACCGGACTCACGGCGTTTCTGCTCGGCAAGCTCGCGTTCGACGTACAGGGTCTTCGCCAATACGATGGCGTCTTCCTCGCCGTAGGTGTCGAGCTTGTCGCGGAGAAGATCGCCGTCTCGGGAGTCCTCGAAAACCAGCGCGGCATACTGCGGATTCTGTTCCGCGAACCGCCGGGCCGCTTCGGAGGCATCCTTGGGCGCTTCCGGCATCTCCCGTTGCTCATGGTTGGCCTTCCTTGCCGCGAGTTCCTGCTCAAGCTGCTCCACGCGCTGCTGCGCTTCCTTGCGCTTCGTGCGCTCCTCGGACAGCGCGGCGTGCGGCACGAACCCCTTGGGCGGCTTTGCCCCGTCTGCGGATGTATCTTCGCCGGGGGAGGTATCCCCGCCCGTCGGTTCGTCTCCGGGCTTCGTTTCCGGTTTCGGCTCTTTCGGAGCGGGCGTCTCCGTCCGGTCTTGCCCGTGAGCCTCGCCATCCGGCGTTTCGCCGCGAAGTTCCGCTTCGCTGACCGCCTCGTCGAAAAAGTCCAGTTCGTCATGCCCGGCCTGTTCCGGCGCGGGCTTGGGCGCGGGTTCCGCCGGGGATACGGCCTGCTGAACCGGGGCTTCCTGCGACGCTTCCATCATTCCTTCTTCCATGTTCCTCTCCGTTTTACGCCTGAGCGGGCGAGTGGTTTGGTGCATCCATGACGGCGGATGCGTCCGAAAGACTCTGGGCCGGGGAACTGTCCGTGCGGCCCGTGTCGTTTGTGTCAGGAGTGCCCCACCGGATGCGGTCGTAGCCGTTCCGGTAGGCATCCATTGCGCCGGGGCGGTCCCGCCTGTTCCAGAACCGGGGGTCACGCCCGGAAGGACAGGGGCGGTGCCCACGGCACCATGCCTCCGCCTTGCGGTCGAATGCCGCTTCCTGCGCCGGGGTCATGGCCCCGAAATCAATAGGTCTGTCCATACGGCATAGGGGGTTGAGGGTTGGAGACAGGCAACGGCGCTGGCGGCATAAGGGAAGCAACGGCCGCAGCCTCGTTGCGGGCCTGCCGGATGGCGTTCCCAGCCTCAATACCGGTCTGGAACTCCTTCCGATCCTGTTCGCGGGCTTTCATCCCGGCCTCCGAGCGCGTCTTGTCGATTTGAGCACGGAGCAGCTCGTTCTCAAGCCCCGCCTTTTCCAGCCCGGCCTGCATGAGCTGCTGTTGCGCCTGTTGCTGCATCTGCTCGGCCTGCGCCTTGGCTTCGGCCTCCTGCTGCGCCCGCTGCTGCAGTTCCTCCGGCGACATGTCCATCTCTTCCGGGGTGATGCCCATCATGGGCTTCAGCTTCATCATGAGCTGATCCTTGTTCGGCAGGTTGCTCATCTCCATCGCCATGCCCATGAGGTACGGGATGACCTCGGGCGGCGACTGCTTGCACCACTCGATGAGCAGGTTCATGTTCTGCTCGCGCACGCTGTCCGTGGCAGGGGCGTCGGACACGATCACGTCGTACATGCCCTGCGTGATGTCGTTGCGGATTTCGACGACGTCCCCGGACTCGCCCAGGACCTTCTGGTTCACGGTCACGAAGCGCTCGGCATTGGTCATCTTGTCGGTGATGCGCAGCACCTTTTCGGCGGTCCACGCGCCCTGCACGTTGGCGATGACGAGCTGGCCAAGACGGGACATGGAACGGCGGTAGTTGCCGAACAGGGAAGCCATTATGGTGGAGGACTGCTGGCGGCGCAGCTCAATGGCCTTGCCGGAATTGGCGTTGGACGTGTAGCCCATCGCCTCGTCGTTGGCTCCGGAAATCTGCTGGATTTCCTTCTCCGACTGCTCCAGCACCTGAATCTGGTACTGTGAGAGCTGCGCGCCCTCAATGATCTCCATTTTGGAACGGCCTCCGGGTTTCAACACCATGAACCCGTCGGGCTTGTTGGCTTCCTCATAGAGGTCCTGAAGGTCATCGGCGGCGCCCTCCTCCACGATGATGCGCCGTTTCTGGAGCATGGCGAGGTTCATGGAACGGCGCTTGTTGATTTCCTCGTTTTGCCCGGAAAGCATCCGGGGCACGCCGAAGGGATTCGAATAGCGGTCGAGGTAACCGATGAAGGGAATGAACGGGTACTGTCCGTGCGGGAACGGCGACGGCTCGTCGGACAGCTCATAGGAACCGATGAAGGTCTTCACCCGGAGCTTGCGGACGGAGGTGGTGATCAGCTGCTGGGCGTTTTGCACCAGCATGTAGACCTGCGCGTCGGGCAGCTTGGTGTTCACTTCCACGCATTGGCCGTCGGGGAATAGCGCGAACACGGCCTTTTCGAGTACCGGATACCAGAGCTGCACGGGCCGGATGCGCCGCCGTTCCGGGTCCGACCAGCGGGTCGAGCCGAGGACGCGCTTGTCCTGCTCCACGATGTCGGCCTCGTCGTCCATGTAGGAGTAGTCCGAATCGTGCGCGCTCAGGCCGGAGAACGCTTCCCCTATCTCCTTTTTCCGCTCGGGATACAGGCATTGCAGGTCGAAGAGGTCCATCCAGCGCTGGAAGAAGGCGTAACGGCATTTGTCCGATTCCAGCCACGGCGAGGCGAAGGGGTCCCAGAACACCTCTTTCCAGTCGCGGAAGTCGAGCTTGATCCGCTCCTGCCGGGGATCGTTGTTGAACCCGCAGTACAGCCAGCCGATGCCGGGGATCACCGCATCCTTGAAAGCCTGACCGATGCGGTACTGCCCGTCGTTCTGGTCAAGCACGAAGGCCAGCGCCTCGGTCATGATCTCCGCGATCTGCCCGTCCTTGGCGGTACGGGCTTTGGCGATGATGTTCGCCCGGTTCAGCTCCTGCGACCCGAGGATGAGGTTGATGGCCGGGAAGATGCGGTTGATGGTCAGCGGATCGATGCCCGCGTCGACGGCGCGCTGGCGGTCTTCCGGCGTCCATTGGTCGCCGTCGTACATCTCATGGTCGCGCCACGACTTGGCCCGCCAGTCACGGGAGGCGGCGCGCGCCTCCTCAACGTAGCCGAGGGCTGTCTGAATAGGCATCCGGTTATCGTGCTTCGCCATTATCGCCTCCTTGGGCGGAAGCCCTTGGAACCGGACTTCTGATGCTGACCGCAACTCAAGGCCAAATACCGGAAGGCGTCGGCAGCGTGGCTCGTCCAGTCGTGCAGCGGGCGGTCATGGAATACCTTCCGTTTCTCGTCGTATTCTTTGCGGTAATTGCGCAGGGCTTCCGCACCGGCCCCGCATTTGATCTGGTCGAACCAGCAACGCGGCAGGATGGTGCGCACGGCATTGATGCCGTCGGCCACGCTCTGCTGGGGGACGACGAGCACGGGGCCGATATCCAGCCCGGCAAGCACTTCCTCCCGGCTCTTGCCCGTGCCGAGCTCACGCGCCCGGGCGTCGTGCGGCAGGTAGTGCGTCGGCCTGCCGTAGCCGCGTCCGCGCACCCAGTCCGCGTAATGCGCGAGGGGCTGGCCGTTGGCCTCGTAGTAGTCGATGAGGTGGATTTCCCGGCCCACGCATTGCGCCACCCAGATCGCGGTGGAATCGTCCATACCAAGGTCCCATGCCGTGAACACGGGCGCGGCGGGGTCATAGGGCACGCCGGTGATGCGTCCCTCGTCAGCCGCCCGGGCAAGGAGCTTGCCGTAGTAGGCCCCGACCACGGGCGCGTCGAGGTCGCACATGTATTCCTGCCGGAACAGCGCCTCGCCGTCCTCCTCGCCGTAGGTGCGGTGCATCTCCTTGCGGATTTCCTCCACCTGCTCCGGCGTGAACACGGACGTTTCCGTCACCGGGAGGCGCTGCGCGAACCAGCTTTCTTCTCCTGCGGCGTACTCGTAGAGCGTGGCCGCGTGGTTCCGCCCGCGCGAGGTGAAGTTGAAGATGGCCCATCCGCCGTTTTCTTCAAGTATCGGTTTAAGGTACGCCCACGACAACGGGTTGGTCAGGGAATATTCGGAAAAGACAATGCCGTAGGGCGGCGAACCGACCAGCGTGTCGAAGTTGTCCGCCCCGAGGAAGTGGACGGAGGAACGGTTGGCGAGGGTGAGGGTCATTTCGTTGTCGCGGGTACGGGCGACGATGGCGTCGGGGAAGGCTTCGATCACCCGGCGTTTGCCCGTATGCGGGTTGACGGCCTCCCAAATGGCCCGGCGCACCTGCACGGCCTTGGGCAGCAGGTACCAGTA